TTGTTCCCGCGCATCGGGTTCATCGTGACCAATCTAGAGACGCCGAGCCGGGCGGTGGTACGGTTCTACAACAAGCGGGGCACGGCCGAGCAGTGGATTAAGGAAGGCAAGCAGGCGGTAAAGATGACGCGGCTGAGCTGCCACCGTTTCCGATCGAACGAGGTGCGGTTGTGGCTGAGCGTGATCGCATACAACCTGGGCAACCTATGGCGGCGGCTGGCGCTGCCGAAGGGAATCGAGAAGTGGTCCGTGACGAGCTTGCAGCAGCGGCTGGTGAAGACTGGTGGACGGTTGGTGAAACATGCCCGCTACTATTGGCTGCTGTTGGCAGAGAGCCACATGACCAGGCGGCTGTTCGCCAGCATGGTGCGGCGAATTGAGGCACTGCCGCTGCCCACCGGATAGCGAGCTGAGGATGTGGCAAAGGAAATCAAGGGAATAGTAAGGAGGCACGGAGAGGTGTCAACGAAACCGCTTGAAAACTCACCTTTTTTGTCCGGTTGGCTCGATGAAGCAGCGCCGGGCCGGCCTCTGGCGACCTTCAGGAGCTGCATTGCTCCGTCGGGCGGCGGCGGGGCGTACACTGGCTCTGATAGGGCCGCCAAAACGGGGATTCCAGCTTCTAATTCCTCGTTATCACTACTTGAGGCCTCCCGTACATGTCAGTGATGCGAACAGTACCAGTGCTATCCTCAAATACTAGACCTCCTGATGGCGTTCCGATGATCTTTCCCCATGCCTTTGGAATACTTACTGCATCTTGAGCATGAACCGTCGTCGCCGAATGGTTGCCCCACATATAGCCTCCCGCAACAAGAGTGACGCCCAGGCAGATGGTCAGAATCCGTGCTTTCATTGATTTCTCCTTTGTGAGTAAATAATACGACATAGACCCAACATCATGATTCAAGTTAATAATGGCTTTTCAAAACAACATGGGGTCCATGGTCGAGTAGATGAATCCCTTCTCAGCTAACGCCTGTCTGCGCTGCTCATATCGTTGTTTCGCCATCAGCGGGAGCAGGAATGGGCTGAATGGCTGTGCCGACAATACTCGTGATGGCTGTCTGCTCCAGCAGATAAGCGACCACTCCATTCGTGAGCATTACTCGCCCTCTTCCTCATCTGTGCCCGTATCATTTATCTCTAACGTGGTACTCAGGTCTTCCAGCAGAACGGCCACAGCCTTTTCCGCGCTCTCATCGAACGCAGCGGACATAAAATGCTTGCCCTCGATGTGCCGCTTGGCCTTGACGTTGTCGAATCCGTTCTCAATCCACCATGCGACGTGAGCGGTCTCCTCAGGTGCGCCAACTTTAACTCGTGGCGGATACCTCTTCTTGAACTGCACCTGCGTTGTCAAGCTCTCTCTTAGGACGCCAGGAGCCAACGAGTTGCTGTCCGGAGTCGGATCATCTGTGCGTTCAGGACAGAGAGCCTTCATCGGAGCGAGCATGACCTCACCCGCGGCTCGGAGTCCGCTGCGTGCTGCCTTGCGGGCGAATCTTGAGGGCAGAGCAGTGAGCGCCTTTTCAACCTCTGACGTATCGATCTTGATGGTCAAGTCGTCCACGATTACACACTTCCGACATCGATACCCACACAAGCCAAAGCCAGCTTGCGGTGTCTCCTCAGAACGTCATCGACCGCCGTGATCGTGTAGGCTGTGTCGCCGTAAACGACCTGCATACCTGGCTTGATGACTATGCTCGTGCCGGGGTAACGAACGATCACCAAGTCCGTGGCATCGCTGGCAAGGGCATTGCCCTGAAAGCTGAACCTGAAGGCTGTAGACGAGGTGGATTCGATGCTCGCTCTCGTGGACAGCACAGACGTCCAAGTAGCGTTGGGCTGTCCTGCGGCATCACGCGTGCCACTCGGCTCCTGGATGGTCACGTCATGACGCAAATCCCCAGGCTGGATGTATAGAGGATTAAAAGGCATTAGTTATAACCCCAGAAATACGTATCGAACTTGTACGGGGAGAGCAGCGCGTCAATGCCGTTCTCTATTGCCGTGGGGGGAGCGGACTCCGCAGAGTCCCTGTGGTTGTACCAGTAGCTGATGAGCAGGAGCATCGCTTGGCAGACAGCTTGTGGGCAGGTGTTGACATCTATCCCATCTCCCCACGTTCCCGCTGTGTATGTGACCTGAACGGATCCGGGTGTGAAGTATGCGGCTGTCGGCCAAGTACATGACCATTTGGGAACGATGCGGCAAGGCTCACCAATGAAGTCGGCGTTATACGTGCTTGCGTCTACCGTCTGCTGTGTTCCTGTCTGGTCGAGATAGGTGATCGATGTGATAGCTGTGCAACGAGGCATCGGTAGACGGATAGCGAGCTGATTCCAGATGTACGTGCCGGTGAAGAACGCAGCGCGGTCAGAAGGATTCAGCGTCGAACCGAATGTAGGAATGGGAAAGTTGTCCAGACTCAGAAGAACAGTGCGACTGAATATCGCACGCCGCATGAGTTTCTCGCAGTGCTGTCTAGCTGCCGTGATGAGAGCTGAGATGAGATCATCATCGTCCGTGAATCCTGTATCGACCACGCATTGCTGCTTGGCCTGGGCAAGAGTCACAGGTTCGGCCGCTGGAGCCGACGTTTCTATGTAGTTTGGGACCATATCTTAGCTTTCTTCTTACGAGACCGCGTGACAGCTTTCTCAGTCGGCTGCTTCGTGGCCGTTTCGATCTTCTTTGTCCTAGTCATGTATTCGCAGAGTTTCTGAGACACCCAAGTAGCAGCGATGTCGTCTCTCACGGATAAGACGCGGCCTACCGTGTGTGACATGAATGGTCGGATCACTCTGACTAACATCGCTGCTCCTGGGTCTGGCGTGGTTACACTACTGGCCTTGTCTCGACAGGCAACTCCACCCTATTCTCGACAGGCACAGGAATACTCGTCGCGATAGGTAGATGCTGCTTCTCGTCACGCACAGGCACATCCTTCTCACGCGCACGGGCTGCTGCATGTGCCTTGTCGAGCGCCGTCTGATGGACCTCTTGGTTATGTTGCTGCTGCTTCTCGGCCCTCTCTCTGTTCTCACGAACGCGGACTTCGGCAGCTGCGTTGACGGCATGTTGCTGCACAGCAATGGCAGCCTTCAGGGCTGCATTGGCGTCCTGCACAGCAAGGTTGGCGGCTTCGATTTGGCGTATTGCCTCTTCGTGAGAAGCCGGTAAAGACTCCCCGCGCTGCGGGGGGTCTTCGGGATGAGCGTGCGCAACACGGTCTTCTGGCTTAGGGTGAATCGTGGTATCGGGCATCGGAATCTCCTTTGACGTATGAGCCGGGTACGCCCGGCTCATACTGGGTTGGTTAGCTGTGAGCGACCTTGAGGCCGAGCACCGGGTGAGTGCCTGCGTCGATGGTCACGCCGCCAGCACGGAAGAAAGGGATAAACCCAACACTCAAGGAGTCGATGTAACGCTCAGTGGCGCGGAGGATTACCAGGCCAGGGTTGACCAGCTTGAGGGTGTAGCCCTCACGGAAGTCGCCATAGAGCACCGGATAGACGCCAGCAGTGGTCGTGGTCGGCAATGACGGCATCGCCTGTACCAGCTTGACTGGACGGCCAAGCAGAGTATCGAACGCGTTCGCAGTCGGAGCCGGAACATACAGCGGACGACCGAGTGCATCGGTAACGCCGATGAGAGCGCCGCGTGTGCTGGAGTTGAATACCCACGAAGCATTGGCTTCATACGCCGGGTCGAGCTTGGCGTAGAGAGCCGCGATGTCGCCGTATCCAACCGCGCCGGTTGTCGCAGCCTCGGAGACTGTTCCCGATGTCATCGTTGCGATGACGCCAGTAGCAGTGACCGAGCACCCGCTAACCGCAGGCATGCCCAAGATCGAAGCGATGTTACCCGAGCTTGAGCCGTTGACGATCATCGATGAGAGGCCACGGAAGAAGGACTTACCAAGCGTGTTCCCCATAAAGCTATCGATGTCGAACGCACTGTCCTGGAGTTCGGCCAGGGACACCAGAATCGGTGGACGCTGGATGACAGAGGTGCTGAGCAACGCGCCGTTGAAGGTAGGGTTCTCTGCCGTGTTGACATCGGAGACGTTCTCAGTCTCTTCGTACCACACCGCTGCTGTGTCGTTGATGGTTGCGTACTTCATCGGTGCGCCGTTGTCGGACTTCACGACGCGGATGATGTTGAGCAGGTCGCCCCACGCCAACTGCGCTTCGTGGAGTACGTCATCGAATGCCTGCGGTACGATCGCACCACCGCCCACACCCAAGTCACCAGCCGATCCAGTGCCTGTGGTGATACCGATTACCGTCCGGTTCTCCAGGTGCTCAGACATCACACCACGACGAACGAAGTTCGTCATCGCACGCTTCTGCTCAGTCTTGAGAGCTTCGGGGTCGGTGAGATCAGAGCCGGGGTTGCCGCGAGGAGGAGCAGCGGTCTTGCGGGTTTCAGCTTCCGCCTTGGAAGCGCGGTCGAGAACGGCAATATCCGTCTCGATCACATCGACATCAGCCAGCATGGCCTTGACCTGTGCCCGCTGTTCTGCCGTAACATTATCTGCCGTGACGATTGCTTGTGCATCGTGAAGCAGCTTATTGCGCTTATCGCGCAACTCTTGGAGAGTCATAAATAGCTTCCTGGTATGTGGGGATGTGTGTTGCTTTACTCGGCAATCGTCACGGCTGTGGTGATTCCAGAGCATCAAGCGGACGCAAGCGATTGAACGCAGTCAACAGGTGACAGCATCCGGCCTGAGTGAAACTAAACTTGGTTATGCAGCGCGGCGTTGCGCTACTTGGATACGAAGCTCTGTCAGTTCCCGCCACGAGCGGGAGTGATTGCCAACGCACCGCTCGTCGACACAATCAGGATTCGAGCACGCATCGCAGCGGTTCTCTTGACACTCGTCACAGTCACACTCGCAGCCGTTGTCCAGGAGCCCGTCGGTGTCATCGCGCTTCGCAAGCTTGGCTCGGACTTCCATCGGCATATCGGCCGGCAGTGAGCGAACACCAGATGTAGCTTGAGGGTATGCAGGGAAGGTCACAGGCGAGACGTCGTACAACTCAGCGTCCTTCACTGTGCGAACATCCATGCCTGTCGCTTCGTCAAAGCTCCAGGAAGCATCGCGACACATAAAGCCGAAGCTGCTTTCCTTCACATCGCCGCGCTTCATTGACGTGATGAGGTCACGCGCTGCTTGTGTGTCCGGGGGGTCAATCGTGTAGGCAAGGCCTGTGTCGTCCTTGTTCACGTTGAGCGTGCCCGAACTCGTCCTGCCCAGGACGTGATCCGGGTTGTGATTCCAGAGGGCACGGACATCAGGATTCGTTGCGAGATGAGCATCGAACGCTGTAGGAGCTAACACCTCAACCCATCCGCCCAGGTCATCAGAGCGAACACCGAACTTCGCTGCATAGCCAAAGATGGTCGGCTTGCCAGCGTCAGATACTCGAAACTCACATGGAATAGTGCGGCGTTCTACTTTACTCGTTCTTGGCATCTTCGTTAACCTCTTCTGTCTCTAATTCCTTCGCAGCCTTGGCTGCTGCGGTGCTTCTTGCAGCGTCGAGATGTATACCGCGGACGATCTTCCGGAACTCCTCACGCATCCAGTCTGCGTCTGCATAAGGAGGTTCAGGCCACTTTGCCAGCCTCTTGACCATCGACTTGATCGCATCGTCAACCAGATCGTCGTGCATTGCTGTTAACGCTGTTGGATCGTAGTCCCGGTTGGACACTGTGAACCCTGCCAGTGCTTGGAGAAGTGGGCGGAAACACGTCGTAATCGCATCAGAATCTCGCTTGGTGCGCTTGCCGAAGCGGGTAATAGCATCCGAATAGAGGCTGTAATAGGTCCGCGTGTATAGAGCTAGTGAGCGCGCTGACTCTTCAGAACCACTGTCGTCACCTTCCGGGTTCGTCTCACCGGGAGCGGGGACGGGAGGATTCTTGTCACCTGGCGGCAACGGCTGATCCTGCAACGATTCGGTGTCCAGCAGTCGAGCAGAGTCCTGCATATTCACTGGGCACCAGAGAACGTCCCCTTGTGCGCCAACGTCGCTCAATCCCATATCCGCACGAATCTCATTCGCGGTTCGCAATCCCCATTGCCGCTGTACAGCGTAACCATCTTGCGTGCTCTTGAAGTCACCACGCAGACGCTCTGTAACGTCGAAGCGGTAGTAGAAGCGCCCGGAGTTCCGACCGATCTTGGGCAACAGCTTCCGGTTCAGTTCGTTCTCAAACTTCACTAGATATGGAGTCAACGTATCGACAACGAATGACAGACTTTGCTGCTCCGTTGAATTGTTGCTCATCCTGGATGTGTCACCCAGATAGTGAGGAGGCAGACGGAACAATGCGGCAATCTGTGTTCGCCGGAACTGCTGAGTCGCTAGGAACTGTGACTCTTCTGGACTGACACCAATCGATGTGAAGGTCCAGTCACCAGGGATAAAAGCCACCTTGTTCTGATTCTGACCACCCTGCTCACGCTGCCATGAATCCTTAATCTCGGCGCGTGTCTTCGGGTCCAGAGTTCCAGACTTGAGTGACATGATCCCGCTGGGGCGTGCTCCGTTGCCGAACCAGCGAGCTGAGTATTTCTCTGCTGCGATAGCTGCTCCGAGAGCTTGTCTCGCTTGCATGATCGGGCTGAGTCCCTTCAACCCGTCCCAGCCGAACAGCAGGACATGAATCATATCCTCGGGCAGAATGTACCGAGAGCCGGTCTTCATTCCGTCTGTCGTCTTGTACGCCAGTGATCCATCGGCGAGACGAACAGGCTCTGTTCTACGAGGATGCAGAGGCCACAACGCGATAGGTGTGTTGCCTTCCCATTGAATCTGGGCATAGCAGTTGCCAGCCGCAGCGAGGCAACCAATCATTGTTTCCTTGAATGTGTGAGCCGACATCTCCGGGTTAGCTGACATCGTCAGAAGATCGTAGATGTCTGCGTCTGCTGCGATTCTCCGTCCGGATGGTAGTCGTTCCATAAGATGCAGAGGCAAGCTGGCGCAAGATTCAGCAATCACGCGAACCGCTGCATACACATCCAGGTGCTGCATTGCGGTTTCGTCTGTGACTGACTCACCGCTTGCGGTAGGCTCCGCACCAACCCAGCTAAACATCCCCGACAAACTGGACAACGGGACAGATGGATTCTCGAACTGCTGGAGTCCACCGTCGCGCGTCTCATTGAGATTCAGCCGGATCAAACCACCGCTATCGAATAAGGACATAGATACCTATCGCTTTAGATAAAGAAGGGCGCGAACATTGGAGCCGGTTCGATGGATACGACCATCGCTCGACCCAGTGCATCGAGAAGCGCGCTGATGCCGTCGATCTTCTCCCGGCTCCGTTCCTTGTCGGGTTTCATTAACCCCGTCGCACCAATCTTGACGACCGTGTTCCCAGCCATCCACTTGAGAACTGGATTGCCGCCATGTGCGAACTCCTGACGAAGCACCAACTCCATCAACTGCTTGAGCGGGG